GTTGTGTACTTTTTTTCTGGCTGATTTGCACCAAGCTTATCAAAAAAAATGGACAAAATCATGATTAGCTCTCATTCCCGCGCTCATGCAAGCTCCGGCTGTAAACAGAGTCAGCCGGCATTTCTACGCGCACGGAAACGAAATGATCGGCAGGGATATCTACCGGCTCCCCCTCTTCGATTCCGTCTCGTTCATTTCTGGCGAATACTGGGGCGGTTGGATATGTGCGATGATAAGTTCTAACCAAAATGGAACCGTCCGCATTAACTTCATAATCGAGCCAAATCAGCGGCTGCTTGTTGCGGTCAGTGGGGATATCAAAACCGCCGTCTATGCCTCCCCACGCGGCATCAGCATTAAGCCCCATACAGCCTTCAATGAGATATGCTCCGGTATTAATACGGGTTACAGTGCATCCTGCTGACTCATCGTTTAATTGAAATTCACCATCAGAATAAATCTTAACAATCGGAGAGGCAGACTTTATAAATCCACTACTATCTACCGTTGTGTTTTGGTCCGTCCACATTCTGGTTCGCCATGATTCTGTATTAACATCTACTCCAGAAGCTTTAGTCTGTTTGCACACAACACCAACATTTTTGGACGAGCTATTGGCATACCAAGTAAAGGCGAAGTTGTTCACACCCTCGTTTGTTTTTGCCGTCAGTTTACCTTCATGACCAGCACCACCAAAACCACCTGCTGATAAACTTGAATAGTACCAGGAAAAAGAATTTTCACTCTCCGCTGCCGATAGAGGCGGGGCCTTAACAGGGGTGCCAAAACCAAAATCGCCTAAAGAAAGAATATCTCCGGATGTGCTGTAAGCATTGCGTGTGGCGCTACTTCCTAAACCGAGGTTTGTGCGAGCGGCTTCTTTGGTTTTTGCGCCGGTCCCACCCTGGTCAATACTCAATGCTGTACTTAGCCCTTTCAGCTCTGTGATATCGCTATTTGCCCCTTTCCGGGCGAGACCACCGATGGCAGGAATGCTGAGGCTGGTGCCGTTGATTGTCACAGTGACCAGTTGGTTCGCTGAGGTACTGGCGAACGTTTCCCACGCACCGATATTCTCGTCATACTCATTGATGAGCTGAGACATGGCCTGTGCCAGTCCATCAACCGAGATAATGTCTGATACCAGAATGCCGTACTTCTGGCCGCTCAGCGCCGGGGAAGCAGCTGGAGTAACCGTCATTGACGTGGCGCTATTCACGGATGAAATCTGGAACATCTGAACCGGGTTAGACATGACAATAATCGTCTGGCCAGCGCGAACCTGGCTGGCCGGTGCAGTCCAGTTTGTACCGGAGCCGGTTGCGGTATTTCCGTTAATAGAGATAGTTCCGGTGCTATAAATCATAACAACTCCTAAATTTAGACAACATGAAGCCCGGAGAGGTATATAACCATCACCAGAAATAATTTCTGAATTGGTTTTTAATACATATTGGGCAACCTTCCAATTGTGTTATAGACTACTAAATATTAACCCCTCAAAAGAGGGGTTAATATTTTAACCTGTGAATGAACCAGATCCGTGTGATACTATGATAGTAGGAGAAGAAATGGACGCACCCCTGCCATTTTGAGCGGACACTTTAATACTTACTGTTACGTCTGGGCCTGTCACAACCGCAGAATGCATGATAAGTCTATCTGTGTCTTGCACGGATGAACCACTCTCATTACCGTTGATATTGATTATTCCCGCACCATTACCTTTAACGTTTGCTATAACACAGACGTGTCTTGCGTGCCCAGAACTGGATGAATCCTTATAAGTCATTACCTTTTCTAAAGATCCATCGTTATCCCGACTCACATTCGTCCCTGTGTGCATATTTGCAATGTCCCCGATAAAACTTTGGGCTTCCACAGTCCCTTTGAATTTACCGCTTGTTGCTTGGATCTCACCAGTAAAGCTACCGCCACTAGCATATACTACACCTCTGACGGTCACATTGTTGAATTCAGCATCTCCAGCTTTATTCAACTTCCAACCAGCAGAACCAGCTGCATAGTTGTTGGACTGGATATAGTTGCCGATTTTGGCGTTCTCAATGGTGCCGTCCTGGATGAAGCTGGCCCGGATGAATGTCTGCCCGTTCTGGATCACGAACGGCAAAGCTACGCTATTTCCGGCTGCCGTGGTGACGGCGAAGCGGTCAGCCAGGAAGATAACCTGCGACTGCATGCCGGATGGCGTATTCTCCACGCCGATACCCATCCCCGCGGCGTAATACTGCCCGTTGCTGGAGACACCAACCTTGATGTTATACATCGCGCTGAGTTCGCCATTAACGTTGGCTATAGCCTGAGCGTTAGTGGTGATGGCGGAGGTATGCCCGTTCACGGTCGCCGTGATGCCGTTTATCTGCGTGGCGGTGGCCTGCTGATAGTCGGAGAGCGTCTGATTCAGGCTGTTGATGGATGCCTTGTTGCCGTTGACGTCCGTCCGCAGGCTCAGCAATGAACGTGCTGTGGCTTCCTTCTCACTGACGATCACCTCGTCGAGACGATCCAGCTGCGCACTGTTACCGGCGACCGTTGCGGAAAGCCTTTTGCGTGTGGCCACCTGCGCCAGTCCGTTCTGGATAATGGCAATGGCTGAGTTCTTAACCCCGCCCGTCATGCCGTCCATAGACACGCTGATGCTGTCGATTCGCTGGCCCAGCGCGGTATCAGCCGTTGCGACGGTCTGCTCAAGATCTGATAGAGAGGACGACACATCACCGACCGTGCTCGAAAGCTCATTAACACTGGTCTGAACCTGCCCAATGTCCTGCGCGTTTTTTGCGATTTCCTGCGCCTGGAGCTCAAGTTCATCGTTGGCCTGTTTGATGTCGTCAGCCATGCCAGCAATTTTTTCATTGCTGTCCACCGCGTTCTCGATCAGGTCTTTGAACGTATCGGAGTCTTTAATTTCCTCCAGAATCACATCTGTGATATCGGAAACATCGATGCTGGCCTGTCCTCGCACCCATTCTGTGTACCCTGATTCGTTGCCGCTGCGGTCCACCAGCTGCGCGCGGTACCAGAAAATCTGCCCAGCCTTAAGCCCCATCTGCTGATAAAGTTTCTGCGGATACGGTACAGATGCCAAAAGCATAGGATTCGAACCGTCAGCGGCAATGCTGTATTGCAGTTCAGTGCTCAGGGTGTCGCCGGTATTAGCCGGGAATCCCCAGGTGACGTTGATTCCGAATACGACGTCTTCGGAGGCCTTAAGCCCGACAGGTTTGGGTACCTCACCCGCGCGTCCCTTCAGGTGTGTAAGCGCGGAAGTTGCCCAGAGACTCGATGCGCCGCCGGAGTTGATCGCGCGTACACGGACCAGATAATCACCCTCGAAGATGCCAGGCACTTCGATATTGCGAAGACCGGTCTCCGGTACGTTAACCCACTCATTGTCGCCGCGCTTCCACTGCACCCGATAGGCTATGACATCCGCCTGTGGTTTGCCGTTCTTGTCGACCGGCGCATCCCAGGATGCCGTCAGGGTAGCCACTCGCTGCCCCTGGCGCACTGCGTCATAGCTCGCTACCACGATATTGGTCGGCTGGTTGACGAGGCCGGTTGGTATCAGACTAATTGGCGGCGTGTCCAGGCGGGCATTGTTATCGACCGCATCATATTTTGATGCGTTATATTCGGCCCCGGTGATAGTGAAGGTGTTTTCTTCATCATCAAATCTCAGGTTCGTAACGCGGAAGTATTGCAGGCGCAACTGCCCTGCATCGATGACGAATACAGCGTTAGGTAACGGCTCTGCCGTGAAAGGCGTGGCGATCACCAGCTGCGTGCCGTTTACGGCCTGGATCACCCTGCTTTCGACGGTACCGCCCCGTGTGCGGATCATCAGTGTGTCACCCGCAACGGCACTGGTTCCCCGATCGGTTGTCACAGCCTTCAACCCGGCGTTATATCCGGTTATACGCCCGCCATAAACACGCCCTGAAAGGCGTTCGTCAGCAAATGCAAACACGGTACCCGGCACGTAGACATAGCCATCAAGCCCGGTCTGTAGCGTAATAATCCGGTCGAGTGAGTTGGAATACACCGCCCACCCGCCACGGCGCTGTGCTTCGCTCTCGCGCGTACAGCCGATTGCGGTGATCTGCGTCTGCTTAAACTTGAACTGCTTAACCAGGTCCGGGAACATCACCGCTGTTGTGCGGTCCTGATAGTGATTGTCAGGGTCGCTGAAGTTAATCAGCGCGCTGGAGAAGCGGGTCTTTTCACTGCCGCTCGAGTAAACCGGTTTGCCCACCACCGAAGCGCGGGTAAGGATTTGCAGCTTCGACGTATCCGCCGGCATGTCCGAGACAACATTGAACATGTTGTTGCCCCAGAAAGTCATTCCGTTGAAGCCCGCGGCAATATCTTTAATCACCTGCCAGGCATCAGCCTGGGACTGGATGTAAACGTCAAACATGAAGCGTGGCTCGGTACCGCTTCCGCCTTTCCCGTCGGGTACCTTCTGGTCGCAGCGCTGGGCGATGCGATAGAGCTCCCACTTATCGAGCATTTCTGGCGTCACGCGGCGCCCAAGGCCGAAGCGCGGCTCAGTCAGAACATCGAACCAAATCCACGCCGGGTTATTCGTCCAGCCCCATTTAAACGTCCCGTCCCATGTTCCGCTATAAGTCCGCGCTATTGGATCATAGTTCGAAGGGATTCGGATGATGCGCCCCTTCGGCATGCAGGAAATCTTAGGGATGTTGTTGAATGACTTTGCGTTAAAGGACACGTACAGCAGCGCTGTGTGTGGATATCGCAGGCGAGCATCGATCACTTCAGTAATCGCTTGCACCTGCGTTTTGTTCTGCAGCATCTGGCTGGTGCTGTCATCGGTGTCACGCACCACTCGAATTTGCCAGCCAGTGCTGGCTTTGGGAAGATTAATACGGTGGGTTAGTTCATAGAGCGAGCTGAGCTTCTCTGTGACGGTTTTCGTCATGACTGTCGAGTAAGCGCCACCGTCCACCGCCAGATCAATATGGTACTGAACCGTAGTGCCGACAATATCCCCATCGTTTTCCTGCTGCTGTAACCCAGGGATGCCAATACGAACCAGCACCGCGTCAATCTGGGTGTTACTCAGTGCGCGGGTCCATGGTGTGGCCTTTGTCAGCGATACCCCAACCGTAGTTTCATTCTCGACTGCAGGGAATCCCGGTATTGGTGTCTGGGTCTGTGTGCCAGGCCGGAAATCCCATGACACATTTTCAAAATTCATCGTTCCGTCGGGGTTTCCCAACGGCGTACCGTCCAGGAATATCCGGGTCGCATCCAGGCCACCAGCAAACTCCCCCTCCCCGAGCGCCAGCAGCATGCGGCAGCGCGCCATTGACTGCGCCGAATCGGGCTGTTCTACAGGTGTGTGCTGCTTCTGGCTGCCACCCTTTGCACCAGTGATCGCTTCCATATTACATCCATAAAAAAAGCACCCAATTGGGTGCTTGATATTCAGAAAGGAGTTTTCAGATGTCTTCAGCGACTATGCCTGCACTGATGATGGCGCCGCCAATCTCACGGACGCCATAGAGAAGCGCGACCGGGCTTCCCATCGCAAGGGTATTCACCGAGCCACCAAAGGCATAAGAGGGTTTATTGTCAGGGTCGTCTCGCCCCTGTAACCCTTTGGGCTGAGGTGATAGCATCTGGTAAATGCCGCCTGCCATCATTGACGCGCCCGACATCGCAAGGCCTGTGCCAAACGTAGCCAAAGTACCGGAGCTAAAGTAAGAAATTGCGATACCAGCCACCACCATCACAGCGCCCAGGATGGTCTGAAATACTCCGGCTTTTTTCGAACCTTCCATAATCGGCGCAATGCGGATATCACTGTCTCCTGCCAGCTCCTGGAAGTCCTGAGTGCCGATATTCCTTTTTCCGCGAAACACCGCGAAGATCATGCCATTTTTTTTGGCATTCATCAGATAATCTTCCAGCCCGTCGAAGTTGATACACAGGGCTTTGACCGCTTCGGCAGATGTCTGCACTGCCAGTTTATGCACACGCCCGAAGCGGGCGCCCAGTGCGCCATACAGACGAATGGTGGTTAAACGCGCCATGGCTTTATCTCCTGCGGCAGGTATTTGTGACGAACGCAGATCATCGTGCGGTCTTTGAAATAGCCACGGGCATAAGGCGTGACACACGAGGGCTGGCCGTAAAGATGGTGCAGCAGTTCGCCTTCTTCAGTGATGATGCCCGCATGGTTCCACTTATCCGAATCAACCTGCATGATGACCATGCAGCCTGGTGCCGGATCGCACTCGACGAATCCTTCCCGTTCCCAGTTATCAAAATAGAGGTTGTCCGGGTACTGGCTTTCCCACCACGGGTAATCGACGCGAAAATCGTTCAGCGTGACGCCCTGAATGGCGTGCCAGTCCATAATCAGCCCCCAGCAGTCATTCGAGCCCAGGATAAACGGACGCCCAATAAGCGGCACCGCCTCCGGCATTATCTCGGCGTATTCATCGCTGTCCGGAGCGTAAATACCCCATACCAAGCCGGAGTTGTTGCACTGCTGGCGGTCCAGATCTGACGGAATAGGCCGGGCACCGTCGCCCGGGTGGGAGTGGATGACGCGAATAATCGTCCCGATATCTTCGGCGTTAGCCCAGTGCTCGCCGTCGATGCGAAAATGTTCTGTCGGATTTTCGTGCGTATTCGGCACGGGAATGTAGCGCTGGCGACGGCCAGACTGAATAACGAAGCCACAGCACTCACGCGGGGATTCCTCCAGTGCATGCGCCCGGATAGCTGCCATTATGGTTTTATTCATTGGTACGTCCGTAAAAAAACCCGCCGAAGCGGGTTTGGTTATCTAGATGGTTATGGAGAGGTCGGGCCTAACCTTTTTCCTGAGAATGTATTTGCTAATGCCAGTCCGTAACGCGGCCTCTTTAAGTTGCATTTTTTCGCCATTCAAAATTACGTAAGGGATTCGGTTTCGTACAGGTTTCGCTAACGCATCTTCGGCATTCATACCGGCGTTTAGTCTGTTGTAAAAAGTTGACTCTTTCATGCCATTTGTTTGCCATGCTGCGCTCATAGTTACCGACTCTCCGCTCACGACAACTTTATGATTATTGCGCTTGTTGCGACCTTGCTCTGTAGCATTTGCCCATCGACAATTGTCTGGAGAATAGCCTTTATTGTTATCTATGCGTTCAATTGAGAACCCTTTAGGCTTCTCACCCATGTCATGAGCAAAATTCACGGGGTTGCTCCATTCATCGCAGACTGTTATACCCCGCCCGCCATAGTGGGGAAAGTCCTTGCAAGCAGGATTTCGACAGCGATCAAGCATAGATGTCCAAGACGAATATCCTGAATAAGCTGTGATTGGCTTGCCATTATGCAGTTTTGTTATTTTTTTCTTATGATAACAGCCGCAAGAAACAACAGCGCCACTACGGAGTGACCCCATGGAAATGCTCTTAACAACACCACATTCACAAGAGCACAAAAAGTATCTGAGACCTTTTGTTTTTATATGGCTAGGGGCTTTGGTTTCTTTAATAATTGTAAGATAGCCGTACTTTTCACCCGGAAAAATAGTAATGCGTGACATATAAACCTCGTAGCAGGTTGCGTAGATGATGGTGCGCGGCAGGAGTGTCTACGTTCACTCTCTTCGACTGGCCAGTCTAGCCGCGCTGACAGATTATAATTACCTGCTCAGTAAAGTGGTAGCAGGAAATCCACCGTAGTCGAGGATGGCCGCGTTCGGCTCCGCTAGGCCAGCGCCGAACCGTTTACGGCAATCACTGAGGCAGCCCCCACACGCATCCAGCGGCGGATCAGCCACCGCGTTACCCTTCGCGTCGAAATATGCCGTACCGTTATAGGTGCATCCATCGCCGCTCCGGTACTGCCCGCGTAGCGCCCATTCGCAGAGCGAGGTGATTTGTCTGGTTGGGATAACAAGCCCCTGCAAGTCAGCGGGGCTACTGAGTGACCATGAAACCACTTCGTCGTCTTCGGAGGTTTTCGTGTCAAGCCAGAAAGTCTGAAGCGTGAACATCGACGGGTCGGCGGTCGGGTTCACCCCACCAGGGTAATTCACGGCATCGAGGTAAACCGAATAGGTGTCGATAATGCTCACTTTTGCGTTAACCATGTCCTTAAATTGCAGGCACAGCGCAGTGATATGACCGTCGAGGTTGGAAACGCTAAGAGACGGCTCTGCCGCCTGGTCTGTTGATAGCTCCAGGCCTGAAACCTGAAACGGCCAAAAATCGTAGATATTGCCACCGAAGACAATTGGCTTGGGTCCAAGCTTTTCTTCATCTCCATTGGCAGCATCAATTTCTTCCGGCGTATGGGGGAAAGGTGCGTAGTGGAATCGGTGGATTCCGCCACTGAACTCTGAGGCGTCAACTTCAACCAGGCGTACCCTGCCACCCGG